ACAAAAAATCCTCCTTCATCAGACATCCAATAAACAGTTGTATCTACAAACACCATTGCGTTTTGTCCTAACACTCCACAGTTAGAACCTACCTGTCTAATAGAGAATGTAAACGGTGGACCAACAAACTGCATAATATATGCTGCAGTATCTGTACCAATAAAAGTATAGTCCTTACCTTTTGCAGCACCCCTAATATCTGAACCAGAGTCAATTCTAAAGGTACCTGCAGTGTTCACTGAAGTTGGTTGATAGTCTTCAATATCCTCTTGGTCAGAAAATCGTATAAACATTTTATCTTGTGTTGCTTTATTACCAATTGTGGTTTCAGTTCCAAGATGAATTAAATGTCTATCTCTATCAGATACAATTGTCATTACAGATTTAGTTGGGTTATTAGGAACACTAACTGCTCTTGTGGTTAATGCAGCTCCACTTACTGTAAGAGGGCTCCATTTAAAAGTTCTACCATTATGAACAGTTGCAATAAGTATTTGACCAAAATTATCTAATGACCAAAAACCAGGATCAATGTTAGTATTAGAACTTGATCTAGCAGTTCCCCAAGTAGATTGTCCCCATCGACCTGCACCCCAACCAAAACCTAAAGTTTGATTAAGTCCACCAATGTCAATATAAGGTAAAGGATCTAATGTACCATCATTAGTTGCACCTGTTCCTGTTTCAGCTGTAGGCATTTCAATTGTAAATGTTGTGGCTGTTGGAATTGTTTTTACTTCAAATAATACATCATCAAAATCTGTAGCTGTGTAATCTGTTTGACCACTTGTAAATGAACCTGCATTTTCAAATGTAAGAATATCTCCAATTTCTAAGTTGTGTGCTCCAGTTGTTGTTGTAATAGTGACTGTTGTTGAGCCATTTGTAGTTGTTATGTCTGCGCCAGTCTGTTGTCTGTCTGGATCAATTGGTGTTATATCATACAAGTCACCAGAATAATAAATATATAAACATCTATTAGTTCCAATTGCTGCATATTTACGACCATCTAAATCAGTAAAGACATGTTGTGCTCGTGCGACCCCTATTAAAGTGTTTGCATTTATTTGTAACCATCCCCCTATTTTCTCAGCTTGACCATATCTAAAACGCACGTTATCTCCATTAACCCATACATTTTCAGCTTGGGTATCTGTTATTTGTTTATTAAATCCTGGTCTGAATGGTATTTTTGTTAAAGCCATAATCGTATTTTACAGTAAATTTAGTCTTTAGTATAGATTAGCTATATTGTTATTTTGGTAGTATTATATTCCACTCTAGCTTGGATAGCAAATCTTCTATTTTGACTACTTTAAGTGAATTTTCTTTTAGATAGTTGTGAAGTTCTTCTACATCTACAATAATATATTGATTGTTTATATCATAGACTATTTTATCAGCTTTAGTTTTAAAAGACCCACCTTTAGCGTTATTTTTTAATGGTCTTAAATCAAATTTAAATGCTTGATTGTGTAATATCCCCTTTATATCCCAAAGTTCTTTATTTCTTTGATTCTGATTAGGGTAGCTTATATTTTTTAATAAATTTTTAAAATTAGAAATAATCATTTTTAGGAAAAAAATTTATATTTAATACAATTCTTTTTTCAACATCTGTTTGAGTTATTAGTTTATGTAAGGTACTAGATTTAAAAATTAATATACTATTTTCTTTTGATTTTATTTTTATTTTATCATTACCTAATAATGTAGTACTATTGCAAGTATCTAAAAAAAATATAGCAGTCAAACAATCACTAAATTCATTGTCTGTATGCCATCCACTTTCTTTAGGTCTATCATATTTTAAAGTTAAATTGGCTCTTACTTCATCTAAACGACTTACTTTTAATTCATTATATAATACACTTAAATCAAAATAATCTGAATTAAATTTATTTCCAGTAAAAAAACTATGAGTAAAAAACAAACCACTAGAATCTTTAGTCATCCTCGGTCTATAGTACCAAGGGAAATGTATAGAGTGTAAAGTTTCTTTTAAACTAATAAAATATTTTTTAGGTAAAAATTTTTTAATTATCTTGTAGTCCATTAGAACTAAAAATTTGTTTTTTCATGTATTTTTTTTAACACTGAAAACAAACTTGGTTTTTCTTTAACCAGTTTTTTGCAGGTCACTTTTCTTTTATTTAAAGATTTTATACTTTGTCTAAATTCTTTTTCAAGATCCTTTTCTTTTAAGTTACCATATTGTATTAAAGATATTTTGTCTGTAGGTGCCCAATGCATACCCGCTGCAATTGCTTGCAAACCTGTGTGATTATCATATTTAAAATTATAAGTTCTTTTATATGCAGCTTCTTTAAAACCAGAAAAAGCTCTGTGTTTTAAATTTATTAAACTATTATCCCAAGTTTTATTTAAACAATTTTTCCAATATTCCGTATCATCTCTGTGTGACAATGCATAATGTAATCCTACAAATTCAGAAAATTCTTTAAACATGTGTTTACATTGATAATTAAAATTATCTCTATCCCATTGTGATATTTTATCTCTTCCTAAATTTCTTACTAATTTACCTAAAAATTCATGCACAGTGTATAATCCATTACTTTCTAATGGTTCTATAAATCCAGCAGATAATCCAATTCCAACTACATTCTTAACCCATAATCTGTTATGAATACCTACTCTCATTTTTATGTTTTTAAACTCTAAATCATTTCTTCCAAGATGTTTTTTAAATTCTTTTAACGCAGTCTCATCATCTACAAATTTACTTGAATATACATATCCTGTGCCAATTCTTGACCACAAGGGTATATTCCATACCCAACCATTTTCTATTGCAGTACAGTTGGTATAAGGAACTAGTTCTTTTTCTTTATCCTCATATAAAATTTTTGTTGCCCACGCAGAATCATTAGGTAACATATTAGAATAAGATTCAAAAGGTTCTTTTAAAGTTTTATCTAATAGTAAAGATTTAAAACCAGTGCAGTCTATATACAAATCTGCTTTATGTTTGTTATTTAAAGATTTAATACCATTTTCGTCTTGTTCAATAGAAACAACATCTTCCACTATATGTTTTATTTTTTTACAATAATTATTTTTTAACCATAAACCAAATTTAGTAGCATCAAAATGATAAGCTCTTTGTACTTGATCTATGTCAAATTTATTTTGATTTACATAAGCCATTTGCAAAGGATACATACAATCTGCATAATCAGAGTAAGGAGTTTTAGGATCTAGTATCTTTTTAAACCACCAATCATTTGTATCTGATTTATTTCCTTCAACAATAGTTCTTCCAAATGGATAATGAAAAGCTTCTCCTTTTTTATAAAAATTTGTAAATTTTATACTTAATTTGTAACTACCATCTACGTGTTTTATAAAATCTTCATCTTTAATTTTAAGTAACCTCATCCAATCTGTTATTTGTCCAAGAGTGCTTTCACCTACACCTACTGTAGATATATTTTTAGATTCTATTAAAGATATTTTATAATTAGGAAATTGAGATTCTAAAGTTGCAGCTGTCATCCAGCCAGCACTTCCACCACCCACTATTAATACTTTCATTTAATTTGCTTAAATGTCTTTTTGTTATTTATTCTTCACTAAGACTAAAAATTTCTTTTTTAAGTTTTTCTCTTAGCTTTGTGATTATTTTAGCGTATTTCTCATTAATTTCATTTAATGTTTCAATATGTATATTTAGATTTTCAATTGATTCTCTTAATTCATGAATATACAGTTTTTGACTTTTATTAATTAAAGTTAACTGACCTTTATCTTCTCTTAATTCTTTTATAATTGTATCTTTAATAAAGCTCATCTTTTTCTACTTTCGGAAATTGAAAATTTTAAATTTAAATTTTTATTATTTATATAATCAAAAAAAGTAATTAAAGTCAATCTATCTTTTTCATTGTTAGCCATATAAGATTGAGCACTATGATAAGATGAAGCGTCAAATGCTATAAACCTATTATATATTCCTTTAAAAGATATAGTTTCTTCATAAGATTTAACATGTTCTTTATGTATTTTTTCTAATTCTTTCATTTTATTTTCAGGTAATTTATTGTTTGTCATTTGTTTATAGTAATCATATTTAATATCAGTTGATATTTCATTTTTAAATAAATTTTTTTTATAAATACTAGTTCCTGCATTACACTCATTTGTTAAATAAATAATTGAAGTTAAAACAGAGGCATCATCATCTCTGTGAATCCAATTTGTGAACTTGTAATTTGCTGGAACTTTTTGAAATCTACACCTAGCTTGAAATGATAAATCATCTGCGTTATTAGGAAATAATACAGCAAGTTGTTTTATACATATATTATTAAAAAAATCAAAGTTTAATTCATGTAAAGGTTTTGACCTAAACCCAGGAGAATATCCGTCTGGCAAATATTCTAAGGTATTAGCATAATCTATTATTTCTTCTGGATTATTAAAAAACCCATCCATACATACACTAGGAAAAATCATTAAGGATTAAAATACTCTCCTTTTTTATATTCACCTGGAAGTCCTAAATGATTTCGAGTATCGTATTTTCTATCTGCACTCCCTGGTGTATTTACATCGTTGTAATGTAAAAAAACTTGTACACAATTCTCTCCTTTAAATTTTTCTCTCCAATGTTCTAATTCACATCCTTTATAAATTAGCATATCCCCTGGAGCTAAATTAACTTTAATTTTTTTATTTTTTTTATTTTTTAAAAATATAGGCCATAAATCTCCACCTAAGTTAAGAGTTGTAGATATCTCACATTCTATTCTATCTATGTGTTTTTTTAAAACATCGCCTTTTTT